CCCAAAAGCGATAGCCGTATTATGTATCTCGGGACTCCTCAGACTACTTTTACTGTTTATCGTAAGCTGGCAGAGCGTTCGTATCGCCCCTTCGTTTGGCCAGCGAGATATCCCAGAGCCCTCTCAAAATATGAGGGTTTATTAGCTCCTCAGATACAAGAAGATATCGATAATGGAGCTGAAGCCTGGGATACAACAGATTCAGATAGATTTGATGAGGAAGATTTAATAGAGCGTGAAGCGTCAATGGGACGGTCTAACTTCATGCTCCAATTTATGCTCGATACGAGCTTATCCGATGCTGAAAAATTTCCCCTTAAGATGGCTGATTTGGTTGTCACTTCTGTTAACCCTGACTCAGCTCCAGACGCTTGCATATGGTGCTCCGATCCCTCAAACGTTATCAAAGACGTCCCAACCGTCGGACTCCCCGGAGACTACTTTTACTCTCCAATGCAGCTACAGGGAGAGTGGACCCCCTACACCGAAACTATTTGCTCAGTTGACCCCTCTGGAAGAGGAACTGATGAGACAGCAGCAGCTTTTATATCCCAAAAGAATGGGTTTCTATACTTGCATGAGATGCGAGCTTACAGAGACGGATATTCAGACAACACCTTGTTGGATATACTTCGAGGATGTAGACGTTACAATGTAACTACTTTACTTATTGAATCTAACTTTGGTGACGGAATAGTAGCTGAACTCTTTAAAAAACACTTACAACAGACCAAACAGCGTATATACATAGAAGAAACTAGAGCTAATGTTCGTAAAGAAGATCGGATCATTGATTCGTTGGAGCCTGTTCTTAATCAACATCGTCTTGTATGTAATAAGTCGGTTATTGATTGGGATTATAACTCTAATAAAGACGCAGCTCCTGAAGAACGTCTTCTCTATATGCTTTTCTATCAGATGTCTAGGATGTGTAGAGAAAAAGGTGCTGTTAAACACGATGATAGACTCGATGCTCTCGCACAAGGGGTCAAGTATTTCACAGATGCACTCTCTATTAGCGCTCAGGAGGCTGTGAACCAGCGTAAAAGAGACGAATGGAACTCTATGCTGGAAGAGTACTTAGACAACCCTCAGAGCTCTGCTAACCACTTAGTATTAAATATGAATATAGACCAAAGAAGGCAAGCTAACGGTAAAGATAATGGAAAGCCTACGCCTACTTGGGTTTAGAACATGTGGTATGTATACAGGGAAAGGAAGGGTGGACCTTTTCCTCAAGGGAGGAATTCCGTCCTTCGGACTCATTCCTCCTTTCTTATATTATCTATTTTCTCTTAAAGAACATACTAATATACCTAATACACCTCCTTTAAACAGTAATAAACCATCCATGACAGCCCCACCACAACATAAACAACGGTATTACTATATATTCTGGTCTATAGCTACTTTAGCAGTGGTGTGTGGACAGGTTTATGTAGCCTCAAGTTACAGATCTTTAGCAGATGCTTTACGTATGACACTATTATAATGGATACACAAGGCATGACAGCCCCTGGTGAGGGGATTGTAAGTGAAGTACAAGAGTATCCTCCGTATATTCCTACTAAGTTAACTGCTTTTACAGATATGGAGAGAAAAGAGTTAAAAGAACTGATACATGAGGTTTTAAATGAAAGAGAACACAAGAATGAAGATGATTCTTGGTTATACAGAGGTACTTATTGAACAAAGCAGAACAAAAACTATTAAAACTTCAATCTAAAGCACAAGAATGTGTCTCTAGGGAGAAAGCAGTGAAGATTATAAAGAAAAGTGATAAATGGCATAGAAAAATAGCATAAATTTCTTAAGTCTATTATCGTTATAGGCGGGACGGAAATTCCCCCATAGGGGGGTCGTTTTCCACAGGTTGTGGATAACCCCCGCTCGCGCTACGCGCTCGCTCGTCGTGCCCGTGCAATGCGTGTGCATCATGCGCCCGAGCGAGCGTAGCGAGCGAGGCTTTTCCACAGGTTTTTCCACAGTCAATGAGACATGATCTGTAGCGATATGGTACAATGTCCATTCTTCTTTGATGTTGAGTGATCTCGACTCTCCCTGTAAAGGGTGAGGAGAGTCTCGATAACTTCAACCAGAAGAATGAGAGACAACCCTGCTGAGTCGGTCATCCAGTAACAATCCGTTACAATGGTTGACAGATCAGCCAATCCAGGCAATACTGGGTTATCAGCGAACGACATTCCGTCGAAACTCGCAGTAGACCGTTAACCGGTCATCTTTGATGACAGGCACTGACGACAGACTCAGCGAGCAACGTAGTTGGATGAGACGCCGCGAACCATTACCTCGACAACCGAATACACGTAGCGAACAGTGAACAGCTGTGCAGGCTAAGCCTGGATGCTGGTGCAACTCCAGCTCACAGCATTTGTTTAGTAACTGGAGTTACACAAATGTATGTTATCGTACACTGCAAGCCAGCTTATGAAGCTGAGCTTATCGCAATTGCTCGTGATCACAAGTTTGATTACAAGTACACGGACGGAGAGATTGATCTCTACGTTGAAGACGTTCCTTATGAGATCGTTGATGGTACTTATCAAGATCCTGATGAGCAGTTATGCGAATTTTACGGGATCAATTATGATCAAGTAAATTGTATGGAGTTAGCGTGATGCTTGGGATCAAATCCCTCCCATACTTTAGGCGTTTGCCTATCATGTTCACTCGCATTATTATCATGCAAGATTTCGTTAAGTATGTCCTTGGATTCTATGGACGTGGTGGCATCTATGACATGGGAGCAACACGCACCATGGTCTGTGATATCATCAACACCTACCTAGTGGGTGATGTGTGGGTAGTACCCGATCATCCATATGGTACACTATCCTTTGGATATGACTCGACTGATCGTGAGCTTATCAGGGATCTACTGATTAGTGATTACTCATTAGTATTTCCTAACTGATTCTCTCATCTTGCCTATTCGTAGGCAGGATAAGGGATTCATTCCCTTACTGTTCACCTTACTTACCATGTTTAAACTCATGTCTTATGTACAAGTACCATTCCGTACATCCAACGCAATCAACAGCTTGGAGGTTGATTTACTCAGGCAAAAAGCAAGATGCGTATTCAAAAACGGAAAGGGTTATGAGTATGGAAATGTTAGCAAGAGAGCAATTGCAAACGTTATGTTTAATCCCGACGTATCACTAGGATTCTGGGTTAATAACAACCTACTGAATAGTGAGCGTGCATATGAGATTGGACACACACGTAACGTGACACGTTCACGTCTTGAGAAGATGCTCAATGATCCTTGCTTAGCATAAACAACAGGGACGCAAGTCCCTTCCTGATCCTATGGTCTAGCGGTTATGACTCTACCCTGTCACGGTAGCAACACGGGTTCAACTCCCGTTAGGATCGTTGCCCTTTTGGGCACATGTTCACCTATTAATTATCACTATGCAATCTGCTATTGATAACATCAAAGCTACCTATGACTACGAGACATGCAAGGAAATTGTCGATCATGGTTGTGGATCTGGTGTGTGCCATGAACACGTATATTATGGTGACACCATCAAGTTCTATGACACCTATGAGGACGAGATCATTGAATTCATCGCCGATAATTACGGCAGTGAAGTGAATGAAGAGTTATGGACGGACAACCCTTGTAACTTAACAGGTTATAAGAATGCTACCGTCTGGACATTCATTGAACTCGTAGCATCTATAGTTGTTGATGAAAAGGAAGAGCAAGAGTTGAGTGATGATCAGACTATCGAGGGCTACAACCCTGCAGGTAGTATGACTATGTCACGATATGCTCACGTATAATTGACGCTCTCCTCCAGCCCATGTTATAGTGGGTTGGATGAGGGACTCACATCCCTTTTGTTCACTCTGTTAGTCACTATGACAACAACAAAACCAAAGCTACAACCCAAGCCTGTACGTAAGGCAACATCATCTGAGGTAACACCTGTTACTCCATCACAACCTGTTGTTATTACTAAACAGCGTGACTTTACACATAAGGAACCTGTTATTATCCCATCACATTTAGATGAGATACCAGTAATTAGTGCAGCATCTTATATCAAGGACGCACGCAACAGATGGTACATACATACCGTTGAGGTTAAAGAAGTGTGGGATGTGCATGTTAATCTATTTAATAATGCCAAGCCACACATTCTCAAGGCTCATGACTATGTAGTAAAAAGGTATCAGGAGTTAACTAATGATGGTTGAACCTATCGTCAGAGATGAGATACACGAATGGCTTGATCAATGCCCCGAAGGTGTAGACATCATTGAGGAATTTGATGATGCTATTTGGATAAAGGTCGAACAACCTTATGAGTCTCATGAGTAGCTGGATTGTACCTTTCTACTGTGCGTTGTGTTTAGTGATCTTCTATATCTTTTGGGTAGCAGATCACAACAACCCACGGTATTGACTCTCTACTCCTGCCCTTCGGGGTAGGATTAGGGACTCACTATCCCTTACTGTACTATCTATTTAACTATGGATCAATTTAAAAAGTACGAATTCACCATCAAGGTGAAAACAAATCACGACCCAAGGCAAGCTATCTTCGAGATAGTTGATGCACTTAAGGGTATGTTACCTGTTCTTTCTATTGAACATCGTTTAGTAGAGGACAGACCTACTAGTGATGAGCATCATGGAGGTATAACAGATGCATGAAGGTTGACTTAACTAAGCAAGAACTTACGTTAATTAAGAATAACCTTTTTTGGTGTGGTCGGGTGTATCGAAATACAGATGTACCACTTGGTGCAAAGCTATGGGAACCATGGCAACAAATCATGTGGGAGAAAATCAATGACGCACTCGACCGTGCCTAACTGGCAACATCATTCCAATAAAGAAAAGAAACGTAAGCTTAAACCTCAAGCATTACGTAACTCTAAGCGTAGATTATCTGCGTTAAAGAGGAAACTTAATGTTCACAATCACGCGGCAAGGACGCACTCATGACTTCATTTATAGTGTGGGTATGTATTACTATACTACTCTACATATTCTTAAAAAACACCATCAATCATGCCTAAGTATCATGTGACCCTGCAATCCGGCAGGGACTTTATTCTGAATCACAAGGGCGACGAGTATGACATTGCATACGAAGCTTATGAAGAAGCTTGTCTTCTTGATGATTATCTTGTAAACATTGAACCTATCCCTGATGTCGAAAAAGAAACCTTACTTCCATAATAATGTGGAAGCAATACGAGATGCGCCTGATAAGTTTTTTATACCACTTCCTTATGATGAGTTAATGGATTGGAAGATAGGAGGATGGGAACTACCATCTTCTTGTAACTATATAATCCGTGAACGCAACCTAAACACAGGTAAGGTCAAGGAATACGTGTATCAAAAACCCAGTGCTGCACAAAAGAAACTAAGACAACGTATGGAATCTGGTGAGTGCGAATTTATAATCGCTGACCATGATGAAGTACACTTTCTAACACCACAAAAAATGAACGAGGATCTTTATGATGACCCGCTCGCTTGAGGATATACAAACCTACGAAAAGCAGGCATTAGATCTGCTTAAGAAGGATCACCCTCATTATGAAGAGATTAAAAAACTCTTAACCGAACAAATTCAAGACGAATTGTTTGAACATGCCAACACCAGCCCAAATTGAAGAGCAAGTAAAACTCGAAAGAGATCAAATTGCTCAAGGACTCAAACGCTTAAGAGCGAATACATGTAAGTTAGAGGAAAAGAGTTATGCGTCAGCCACAGTTTACGGTATTTCTTCTATTGATACTTTACTGCCAATTGTGGTCGATCGCATTGAAAAAACTACACATGATAGGTTGACACGTGGTACTGGACATCAGTTCCAACTGATTAAAGACTATGTATCACGCCTTGAACCTTTGGCTTCTGCTGCTATCGCATGTAAACTTACATTTGATAAAGTGTTTAGTCACAAGGAGGGTAGTAACAATCTAACTAATGTGTGTGATGCAATCGGTCATGCAGTAGAGGATGAGTGTCAGATGAGACACTATGAGAATGCTGCGCCAGGACTCCTGAATGTACTTAAAGAAAACTATTGGCATAAATCCATTGGTACTCATCAGAAGATTGTTGTGATTCAAACATTAATGAATCGATACAACGTTGAAAAATGGGAAACATGGGGCAGAGCTAATAGAGTTAAGCTAGGAGCTTGGTTACTTGACTGTATTATGGAAACCAGTGGTTGGTTTTATAAAGATATGCGACAAGAAGGACGGCGTAGGGTAAATTATGTTACACCTACACCTGAATTCATGGCTATCAAGGACAAGGTTATGCAAGATAGTGAGTTATTTGCTCCACTTGCTTGGCCGATGTTAATAGAACCTAACGATTGGGGTGAAAAGCCAGGCGGCTACTTGCTTAACGAGATCATGCGAGGTCATGATATGGTTAGGCGCGGACATGTGGGGTGTATACAGGGAGAAACACCGATCTCTTTCCTGAACAAGATTCAGAAGGTCGGATACCAACTAAACACCTTCACTGTAAACGTAGCTGAACAGCTCTGTGAGAAAGGGATTTCAATAGGGAAATTTATTCCTATTGTTGAAGTGCCTCTCCCACCCAAACCTCCTGATATAGCAGAGAACAAGGATGCTCGTAAGAGTTATCGGAGAGCTGCTGCGGAGGTTATGAATAAGAATGCGAATGCATTTAGACGGTCATGCCGTACAAGGATGACCATGGAGGCAGTGAGAAGATTTAAAGGTAAGGAGTTCTTTATCCCTTGGTCTTTTGATTATAGAGGTAGAGCTTATCCTATTCCCGCATTCCTCACACCTCAAGACACTGACTTCGGGAAATCACTGATAAGATTTTCTAATGAGTCACGTGTTACAGACAAAGCAGTTGAATGGTTAGCTTTCCAATGCGCCACTACCTTTGGAAATGGTCTTGATAAGGCTACATGGGAAGAGAGGCAGAGTTGGGTTAAAGATAATTTATTCACAATCACGCGTGTAGCTGAAGATCCTATACGGAACATAGGAGAATGGGAAGGAGCAGAAGAACCTTGGCAATTCCTAGCAGCATGTGATGAGTACTATCGTTGCTGTATTACACGCACAAAGAAGACAACAGGATTGCCTGTAGCTACTGACGCTACATGTAGTGGTCTACAGATCCTAGCTGGTTTAGCTAGAGATAAAAAGACAGCACAACTCGTCAATGTGGTGCCTGCTGTACGACCTCAGGACGCTTATAAGGTTGTGGCGGAGGTATCCAAGTGGAATATACCTGACAGAATCCGTAATGATTGGGATCGGAAGTGCGTTAAACGTACTGTCATGACAATTCCATATAACGCCAAACCTTTTTCTAATCGTACATACATTAGAGATGCACTATTAGAGAAGAATATCGAGATAGACAAGGACGAACTAACCCAAACAGTTCAAGCTGTCCGTGATGCTATGAAAAATGTAGTGCCCGGACCGATGTCTGTCATGAAATGGATAGAAGATGAGGTAGCAAAAGCTATTGATCGCGGTATGGCTGAAATTGGATGGGTAACACCATCAGGATTCATAGTTCATCAAAGAATTATGAAGAAAAATGTAGTTCGATTAAAGCTCCAATTATTAGGAGATTGCGAATTACGTGTAGCCACAGATGATAGTAATAAAGTAGATAGGTCTAGGCATAAGGCTGCTACGGCACCTAACCTAATTCACAGCCTAGATGCTAGCTTATTACATCTCAGTGTACAGCGTTTCAATTCACCTATTGCTTTAATACATGACTCTGTGTTATGTAGAGCTACTGATATGTCTACATTGTCTAGTATAGTAAGAGAAACCTATATGGAACTCTTTGCTAAACAAGACTACTTAACCGACTTTGCTGCACAAATTATGGCAGAGTCAGAACCACCGATTATAGGAGACCTTGAACCGTCTACTGTAATTGACTCCACTTATTTTTTCTGTTAAATGCTTTACCCATCATTATTTGATAGCTTTTTTGCTCCTACTAGAGTTATTGTGGTCTCCGAAGAGAGGCTCAAGGCTGCTGAGCATAAAGCAAGACAAGAACAGCTCGAAGCTCTGGATAACAGAATAGAAGAGCTAACTAAATATCGCACGTCTTTATCTAACCAGATCAAGAAAATGGCACCAGCTAAAACTGGCAAAGATCTTGATGCATTAGATGGAGCAGAGTGTGATGTCTAGAACGATACATAAAACTGATAAACCTGTAACTCTAGAAGGGTTTCAAGCTGTACTAGAACCTAGTAAGTTTGGTTACTCTCTAGCTGCTGTAGTAGGTTCTGATGTAATTGGAACCCTAGAAGCCGAAAGGCTAGAAGTACTAAAGTGGGCTGAATCAAAGCTCAAGAATCCCAAACGCGCTACTTGTAAACCCGAACCATGGGAAGAAGTAGCAAAGGGTAAGTATAAAATAAAATTTTCTTGGAACGAAGAGAACCGACCCCCTGTGGTAGACACAGAAGGGTCGCAAGTAACCGACACCAAAACACCTTTATATGCAGGATCTACTGTTAAACTTGGTTTCTATCAAAAACCTTATATTCTTCGGGATGGGGTTACCTATGGTAGTAGTCTTAAGTTGGTTGGTGTACAAGTTGTCTCAGTAAAAGGTACAGCTGGTGTAGATACTGGTGACCTTGATGCTGGTGAAGTAGCTGAATTATTTGGTAAAACATCAGGATTTAAAACTTCTGATCCAAATGTTACACCTACTGTTGCTAATGACAAAGAAGACGAAGACGACTTCTAAATTTAGATCTAAATTAGAGGAGAGGGTCGCTGATCTTCTCTCTAGTTTAGGTATAACCTATGAATACGAATCTACAAAGGTTCCTTATACCATTCAACACAATTATCTCCCTGATTTTGTGCTCCCAAATTATGTACATCTCGAAACAAAAGGATACTGGGATCCCAATGACAGGAGAAAAGTGCTCGCAGTTAAGCGAGATAACCCTGATTTAGATTTAAGAATGGTGTTTCAGGCACCTTATAACAAAATATCGAAGAAAAGTAAGACGA